TTCTTACCAATATAGGTCTAGCTAACCTTACTTGTGATAGTAATTTTCTTACTGGAGAAGTGCCCTCATTAAGTGCTTGTGTTGAGTTAATTCAAGTTTATTTTATAGATAATAAGTTAAGTGGTTCTTTACCTGACTTAACTAACAACACCAAACTAAAGTATTTTCTTGCACATTTTAATGAGTTTTCAGGTTCCATACCTGATTTAACAACTAATATTGCTCTAGAGAGCTTCTCGGTAAGTGGAAACAAACTCACTGGAAGAATACCTTCATTATCTAATAATGTAATGCTTGGTTGGTTTCAATGCTACTCTAATGAGTTAACTGACTTTGTAGGTGGTGTACCACCTTCCTTAGAGAGTTTTTCTGCGGCTAATAATTTACTTACTACTACAGCTATAAATAACATATTAGCGGCTTTTGTAGCGGCTAATCGTATTACTGCGACAGGTGAACTAGACTTAGGTGGCTCTGGTAATGCAGCTCCTACAGGTCAGGGTTTAACTGATAAAACTACTCTTATTAGCCGTGGCTGGACGGTTACAACTAACTAATATGAAATACTTAAATACACTTTTTATTATGGTTTCACTGTTGGGGTGTACCCCATCAGCCACTTCTACTAACCAGAGGTCTGCTCAGGACAGCGCATTAAGTGGGACTCAATCATCCGCATTAGGGCATCGTGAAGATACTCAAAGTGTACCCATAAACATTATGTGTGTTCAAGTATTCTCTGATACCAAAGATGTACAAGGAACACCATGTTTTCAACGTGAAGGTGCGGGTCTACCTGGAGACAGAGTACTTAAATGAAGTACAGGTTAATAAGGGACCTGCTTAACCCTTACAATTATTAAAGAGGTTTGTATGAATGAATTCGATGATATAGAACTGACGCTACCAAATCAGCGTTATATGTCAGATCACAATTTGCATGTGCAGTTTTATATGCGCCCGGTTAGACAAGACTTTTTGTCTGATCAAGAGCACCGTGAAATCTACAAAGATGTGGAGTATGTTACTATACGTATTCCTGGTGATAAACTGTCAGTGGTTGACACGCCTGTTACTGATGATGAAAGAAGACGTTTTGCTGCTCTGTATAAACAGTTTTTAGATTCAGATCAAAACGCTTCTATTGGTACCCCACTTAAAGAGTGGCCTACCGTTAAACCTTCGCAGATTCTTGAGTTGGCAGCTATGCACATTAGAACTGTTGAAGACATTGCTTACTGTTCTGATGCAAATGGTGCTAAGATCATGGGCTTCAATGCTCTGAAAAAGAAAGCTCTGGCTTACTTAGAAGCTGCTAAAGAAGCCGCTGATGAAGAGCGCATAGTTGAAAAAGTAGCTGCTAAAGTAGCCGCTAACGAAAAGAAGTAAGGAGACCTTATGAGAGCTACAGCTTTAAAGATCATTCAAACAGTAGCAGCTGAAGTCGGTCTACCCATTCCGGCATCAATTACATCAACTGATGCTGGTGTAGTACAGCTTGTAGCTCTCTTAAACTCTGCGGGTTATGAGAGTTGTATTTACTATCCATGGGAGTTCCTACAAGAGAAGCAAGTTATTCTTACTGATGGTGTAAATGTATCTTATCCCATGCCTGCAAATTATCTTTACCAAATAGATAATACAGGTAATACACTAGAATCTCCAAATGACTTATTTGGACCCATTACGCCACAAGTTTGGTCATATAATGAAACCACATTAATAGGTGGTATTACTACAATGTTCCAAATACGTGACAACAAGATGCAATTCTACCCACTTCCGCCGGCCGGTGTAACCTATCAATGGTATTATATCCGGCATACTTGGGTAATAGATGCTGTTGGAGCACCTAAATCTGAAATAACTAAAAATGATGATGTACCTGCATTTGATTGGATGCTAATGATAAAGTATGTCAAAATGAAGTATCTTAATGCTAAAGGTTTAAACAGCACTACTGCTACTGCTGAGTTCAATAATCTGTGGAACTCCTTAATTGGTAAGGATACTGGGGCTCCTGTACTTAACGCTGCCATGGTAGCTTATGCTAACTATGGTAATCTACCTGAAGGAAACTGGCCATCATGATAAGTGTACCTGGTGCATTAGTATCTAAAGTTGCTACAGTTCCAGCACCTACTGGAGGTTTGGATGCTTTTAACAGTTTAGCTGCTATGCCTCCTGAGAATGCTGTAGCTCTACGTAATTTTATACCTGCTCCATATGGTTGTAAAATACGTAAAGGCTTCCGTGAGCATGTCACTATATCCGGTATTGGAGCTATATCTACTTTAATGGTATGGGAGTCAGTTGTAGATAACCCTGCTACTTTAGGTTCAGAAGCTTCTTTATTTGCAGCAGCAGGTAAAGCTATTTACAACATATCTACTGCAGGTGTTGCAGCTGTACCGCTTTTAATTGATATAGGCACAAGTCCTGATACAGATAGATGGCAAACAACTAGTGTTGACCGAGCTAGTGCAGCCTACTTATATTGTGTTAATGGTGCAGATGACCCTGTTGTTATTACAGGGCCTACTACTTACAAACGTCTTGTAGATGGGGATGGTACAACTGAATGGACTATTAAAAACGTTGATCCTGCAAAGTTCGTAGCAGTAGCTCAGTATCGGAAGTACTTAGTCTTTGTTGAAAAAGATAGTTCCCGCTTATGGTATCTTACTCCAGGTGCTTTATGGGGTGAAGCTTTTCAATTAGACATAGGTGGTTGGATGAATAATGGTGGTTACATTGTAACCGTCTATTCTTGGAGTTATAACGAAGTAAACTTAGAGCAAAATAGACTTGTTGTAATTACTAGTGCCGGTGAAGCTTTAGTCTTTGCTGGTGATGATTTATCTGCATTAGGTACCTTTAACCTCATAGGTGCTTATGCAATTTCTGCCCCACTTGGGCGCCGCTGCTGTGAACGCTATGCTGGTGATGTTATAGTCTTAACAGAGCAAGGTTTGGTGTCTATATCTGCTTTAGCTAATGGGAGTATGGCTGAGCAGTTTCCAGAAGGCCGCTCTAATATGGTGCAAGCTCCTTTAGTAGAAGCGGCCCAAGCAGTAGGAAATGAGTTTGGCTGGCAGCTCATGTATGTACCTGGAGATTTGACATTAATAGCTAACCCAGGTGGTCAGAGCAAAGATACTTCAATGCAATATGTCTTAAATAATGGTGTGACTAGTTGGTGCACCTTTTCTAATATGCCTGCACTATGTTGGGCAGTGTATTACAATGACCCATTCTTTGCACTTGAGGATACCATCTATCATGCTTCTACAGGTCATCTAGATAATGTAGCAGCTGATGGTACTGGTGGGATACAGATAATTGCTGATGTTCAACAAGCTTTCTCTAATCTTGGAAGTGCTGGTTTGATTAAACACATGAAGTTATTTAAACCTACCATTATATCAGACAGTAATATATCTTGGGTAGGTAAACTTAACTTTGACTATAGTTTCGAAGGTACTTCAGGTTTAAACTATGCGCCAGATAATAGGGTCGCTTTATGGGACATAGCTTTGTGGGATGCACAGGCTTTATGGAATACAGGTAATATTGTAACTAATGGTTGGCAGACTGCTGTAGGTGTAGGTTGGGCTGTATCACTTGTGCTTTCAATAGCCTCTAGTACTGAATGCACATGGGTATCTACAGACTTTGTATTCGAATCTGGAGGCGTGTTTTGATTCATGTAACAAATGAGGTTCCATACTATGCTTGGATTCAGGATAAGTTGGGTTATACTTATGATCCTGCTAGAAGTGTACTAATAGTATCTGAGACTCCACATAGTGGTATTAAAGCCTGTGTGGCTCTCTACAACTATGTCCCCACTGAGCGTAGGTTGGATTGGGCTATGGTTAGTAATACTAGGCGGTGGGCTACTTGCGAGATAGCTGCTTGTATCATAGACTATATATTTGTAAGACTTAACGTGCACCGCTTACAAGCCTATACTGATCAACCAGAAGCAGAGTCCATGCTATTAAGATTTGGTTTTAAATTAGATGCCAACCTAACTGACTGGTTCGGTCCTGGTAAAGATGCTAAGCTCTACTCCTTAAAGAGTACTGACTTAGAAAATACACAGCTTTGGGAGTATGCAAAAATGTATTATAAAAAGAAAGCTAGCCACCGGTCAGAGGGCTTAAACTAATGGGCGGTAAGATGCCAGGACCAGTCTCAGCAGCTGAAACTGCCTGGACTAAAGATCAAGAACTTTCTAAACAGGCCGAAATAAATCAGGCACAACTGCGAGCTAATCGTCCTGTTAATGAGTTTACCCCATATGGCACTAAAAACTGGACCGATTGGGGTAACAACAATTGGACTAGTTCAGAGACATTGTCTCCAAATGAGCAAATGCTGTATGATGCTAATACTAAGCAGCAGCTCATGGACTTTAACAATAACCAGTTAGAGAACCCATATCTAATTGCATCTAAGAAAGCTAAGTATGACCAAGAAGCATCTGATGCCGCCTTAGCTATGGAAGAAAACCCATACAAGCGTATGGCTTTGTATGATGCTTACATGACTGATAAGAGTAAACAGTCTCGTAACTTAGAGCAGTTAGATTATGCCAAAGGTCTTCTGCCAGATGCTGCTAAATACTGGGGTTTACAAGATAAGTCAATGGAAGACTACTCTAACTTCATTAACACTGCTGCTAATGACAAATTGGATATGACTGGATTAGGTGGTATCATTCCAGCAGATGCTAAGGATAGGCAGCGGCTTGAAGATGCTATGTATTCTAAGTATACTTCCCGCTTAGACCCACAGTTTGATGAGGAGCAACGCAAGCTTGGTTTAAGGTTAGTTCAAAGTGGGATGAACCCCACTTCAGAAGCTTACAAAAGTGCTATGGAGTCCTTTGGTAGAACTAGAAACGATGCTTACTCTGGTGCCCGTACAGACGCTACAGAATTTGGTGGTGTAGAACAAGAACGTCAAGTGGGTATGCAGATTAACTCTCGCAAAAATGCTCTTGGTGAGCGCCAAGCTGATGTGGCAAGTCGTCGTGATAGCCGCAACCAACGTCTTGGTGAGCTATCAAGTAAGGCCGACATGTACAGCAATGCTGTCAAAGATAAGCTACAGGGCTATGGTAACCTTACTAATATTCAGGCAGGCTTTGGTGAGCGTTTCGCCGCAGGTGCTCCTGGAAACCCATCTGGTAGTGGCAGTACTGGCGCTACTTACACCCGCACAGCGACTCAGCCATATAACAGGCCTAATATCGGTGGGCAGTCTACTGCACAGATGGCAGGTACTGATGTTGGTAATGATATGTCACAAGCATTACAATCGAACAATACTCTTAAACAACAACAAGCAGCTGCTAAGAAAGCCACTACTACTACAGCAGCAACTACAGCAGCAACCGCTGCGGCAACTATAGCTGCAGCTGCTATAGCGGCTAATGCATCCGCAGCAGCAGGTGCTGGTGTCGCGGCAGGTGTAGCATGAGCAGGATATTAGTACAACTGTCAGGTGGGAAAGACAGTTTTGTTGTGCTGCATTTAGCTCTTGCAAATAGAGCAGCAGACGATGACATAGCTGCTATTTACAATGACATGGGTGATAGCTTTGTACATGTATTAAAGCATATTGAAGAGATTTGCTCTGAATGGGATGTACCGTTAATTATATCAAGACCCATACGTGGTGTAAAAGATAGTTTCATTGTAGATGGCTATCCATCTGATATAGTGCCCATGTGGGCTTCATCAGAGCGGGATATCTTTCAGCGCATATCTAATGAGATGCCACATAGAATTGTTAGTGGGCTGTCTTGTTGCACCAAGCATTTATTTCAGCCTTTGTATAATGCTACTGTAGCTTATAAACCTGACATCGTAATGCGTGGGTCTAAGGGTACAGATGAACATGTTACATCTGGACCTACTTTTACCCACTTAGACATAATGTATCATTGTCCCATTTGGGATTGGACTGATGAGCAAGTCTTTGACTATGTCGAAGAGAATAACATCAAACTTCCTGTACAGTATGATTGTGGTGTAGTGCATTCCTTAGATTGTATGGGGTGTACAGCTTGGTTGGAAGGTGAGTCTGAGCCAGACCGTGTGAGGTTCACAAGAGAATATTACCCACAAGATTATGAAAGACTTAAATCTAATATGCTCGCAGTAGACAACACTATTAATCAAGCACTTAAGTATACCGCAGCATTTAGGAGTGCTTTCTATAATAAATATGGAGTTAAGCAATGAGTACTTATATAGCTCCCGTAGAAACCGGCCAAGTGTATAATCCACGCTTGCTCAGAATGTCAACTTTATTAAAAGCAGCCAACAGTGGTTTGTCAGATGAGCCAGGCTTTAACATGCCTGGAAATCAGTATGCTGTGAACTATGGTGCTATACTAAAACCTTTCACTAATCTAGCAACTGCTTATATTGGTCAACAAGAAGATGCGGCTATAGAAGCACAGGACACAAAGCAACTTGCTGACTGGGCCGCTACAGCACCAACCGGCTCTTTCAAGCAAGGCATGGGCCCATTAGCCGATCAGAGTAATGTTGTCCCACCAAGCCGGGCGGATAGACAAGCTTTTCTTCTAAAAGGCATGGCAGATATACAAGACCCAGATATGAAAAGCGCACTTACTGCAGCCTATCTGAAGGATGTAGTTAATCCTAAACAACGTACCCCATTTGTAACTAATCTTACTACAGGTTTTCAAGTGGACCCGGATACTGGTGATGTTAAACCTATACCTGAAGTGCAAACATATAATGAGGGTATGAAAGAACAACAGTATCAAGATCGTGCTGCATTAAAGCAGATGATGATTGATGCTCAACAAGGTCGCTTGAATCAAACTCTAGCGGGACAAGATCAACGTTTGACTAGAGAGATTACTTCTAGAGAGAATCTTCAAGGCAGTGCTTTACAAAATACTATTGCAGCTCATCAAGCTAATCGGGATTATGATGTAGCGCACCCTACAGGCGGTGAATCGGCTGCTCTTAAGACTCAAATCTTAGAACAGACTCTTGCTAAGAAGAAAGCTGATCTTGCAAAATTACCGGCTGTGTCTGCTCCAGTAATGAAGAACGTAGCTGAGATGGCAGATCTCTACAATACGTTTGACATGTTAAAAGGGTCATTTAAAAAAGAATTTGCAGGCTCTCCTGTTAAGAAGTTGTATACTGAAGCAGGCACTACTTTGGGTGGGTTAGCTCCTAAAAATATACAAGCTCATACTCAATGGTGGGCTTTGAATAATAAGCTAGCTGTTATACCTGAGCGCTTAAAAGCTTTCGGTGCTACTTTAACCCCATCAGAAAAGAAGTCATGGGACCAAGCAAGTGTTAATGAAGCTACTGCTCCTGATAAGCTAATTGAGAACTTTAATACTAGAATGAAAATCTTTCAAGATAAGATTTCTGCTGTACGTAGATCTGAAAAAACTGCTGGTCGTAACTACAAACAGATTGATGCTTATTTTGGAGATAAGGCGGCTTCACTTTGGCCTGAGATAGAAGATGCTGCACCAACAGAGAATACCCCACTTACGAACAATCCAGACTACCCTGTGCTGTATGATGCTCAAGGCACTGCTATACAGCCTGGAAGTCCAGGATATATGAGTGCACTTCAAGCTTATCACAAGGCTATTAAAGACCGTAGTATGGCACCAGCAGAGTTGCCTCCACCAGCTCGTAAGTTTACTATAATCAAGGAGTAGTATATGGCCAAATATAAGGTAAAAGATGAAGCTTCCGGGCAGACCTTTACTATTGAAGGTCCTGACGATGCTACTGAAGAAGAGTTACAACAGGCGGCAGCTCAGTATGTCCCCACTACAGAGCCTGAAGCAACACCTGAGCCTCCACCACCTGAGCCTACTTTTGAGTCTTGGCGGGCAAGTAAACATATTGGTTTTCCACAAGTAGCTCGTGCATTAGCTAAAGGCGGTGCACGTGGTATGGCTAAAGGCGGTCTTGGCATAGCCAATATGATACAGAATGCAACAGGTGGGGATATCATGACAGGTCAACCTGTCCCACTTGCAGAGATCAATGCTGGTATAGATAAGGTTATACCACCAGAGTCGCCTGAAGGTTTACCTTTAGTAGAGGGTTTAGGTGAGCTTGGTGGTGAGATGGTACCTAACGTAATGGGTACTAATGCTATTATGGGTGCAATTAATCCAGGTATACTTACTAAGGCTCGAGAGCTAGCTGGAGTAATACCATCTGCTACAAAAGCCTTAAGCACTCTTGAAGCTCCAGTAGAGAATTATCCCCGCTTAGCACGGGCTCTAGCCTCTATAAGGTCAGGAGCTACTGCAGGTGCCGTAAGTGGGGCTATTACACCCACAGATGATCCCACTACTTTTGCACTTAACACTACACTTGGGGGTGCTCTAGGTGGAGCTGTGCCTGCTGTTACTGGCACTATTGGAGGTACTGTGAACTATATTAAGGGCTTAGTAAAGAAGCCTGACATAGAGCGCAAAGTAGCTACTAATATCTTAGAGCGCATAGGACCTGTAGCAGCTGAGGAAACAGCTAACATGACAGCACCTGGTAGGTATGTAGACCCAGGCACTCATGGTCTTGACAGAACCATGTTGCTCGATCCCACTTACCCTGTAGGAACTCGTAAGACTACCGCAGCAGTAACAGAAAACCCTGGTTTAGCAGTAGATGAAGGTATTGCCAGATCAGTTGACCCCGCTAGGTTTTCTCTGTATGACAAGTTTAATGATGATGTAAGCCGTAAATACTTAGATGTACTTACGCCAAATGAAGTAGACCTGCTATACGCAAAATCATTGAGGGATCAAGTAACAGATCCATTGCGGGACGCTTTGACTATTTACCCTACAGAGCCTGCTGATGCGTTAGAACCCTTTTTTAAGCGGGTGGGAACATCTGCTATGGTGCCAGGTACACCCTCTCAACGGATGTTAAGTGAAGGCACTAATGCTTTAGCTCCAGCGGATGGTGGAATGACAGCTGCCTTAATCAAAACAAACAGACAAATGGCAGATGCTATAGGGGCTAACGGTGCCACATCTGGTTTATTCTCAAGCGTTAGAGATGACCCCGCTTTTGGTAACCAACTCCTGTCTGAAATGAATGCAACATTAGACAAGTCTACAGCTAATAAGTGGAGCCAGTACCTAGCTACACATAAGGAATTGTCTAAACTGCCTAATGAGTATGAGGCTCAGCAGAAAGTAAAGGAGTTGGTCGATAAAGATTTACTAACTCAGCCTTACATGAAATCAAAGATGCTGGTCAGAGCGTTAGCCAAAGAAGCTGAAAATCCGTACGGTTCACAGCTTACCCCTGCATGGACTCCACGTGATTCTGATTTAGGTACTCTAGGAGACCCGCTTACAGCAGGCTCCCGCCCATACTATGATACACTAATAGATGATCTTAAAAAGAGAGAGTTTTACACAACTTTAGAACGTCAAGGTAATCTCGGTGACATACAAGCAGATCAACGGATAGCTCAAGGCGCGGAAGGACCTCTGTTAAGTAATACGTCAAGGCTTCAAGCTATTCTTCGACCAGCTCAGAACTTGGCACTATCAGGTATTCATAAAGCTGTAGTAAATTTACAGTTGGATCCCAATCTTTATTCTACCCGCATGAAAGAAGCTTTACAAGGTAGGTTACCACCTACACTGAAGCAGCTTCAAGAACGCGCTCAATCAACAGCTGCAGCTAATACTGCTTTACAAAAGGTATACGATTATGCCACGCAATAGTCAAGGTGTGTACACATTACCCGAGTCAAACCCTGTTGTACCCAATACGGAGATATCTACTCAGTGGGCTAACCCTACCATGAATGATATAGCAGCGGCTCTTACAGATTCGTTGCCACGTAATGGGACAGCTCCTATGAATGGACCACTTGCTATAACTGATGGCACTGTGGGTCAGCCAGGGTTATCATTTAGTGCTAACAGCGCTACAGGTATACGCAGAGATGTAACAGGTCCAACGGTTAATACTGTTGTTAATGGGCAAGACATGTTGGGAGTAGGTCCACATAAAATAAGCACACCTGCTTTACTCAGTTCACCTGCTTTAAAGTGTAATGCAGACAACGAAGTCACTATAACTGTAAACAATTCTACAGGTGTAACAGAGCCAACTGACCCCATTCAAGGGGATCCGTTTAACACTTTAGCAAATGCTATAGCTTATGCTAATACTCTAGCAGCGCCTATAACAGTAAACATTGTATTAACTTCAGGGCAAGTACACCTTGTAGATACAGACCTTCAAACTCTACGCGGGTTTAACTTAAGGTCTAGTACTAGAGGCGTTAAGGTTACTTTAGACTGCGGGGTTGTTCCAAAGATATTCACTGTACAGTATGGCATTAATAACATTGAAGATGTTGCTTTTGATAATTTATATGTCGAGGGCTTCAAGACACACCTAGCTTTTACTAATTGTAGCTTAAGTGTAGATAATCACAAAACAAATGCTTTATTTTGTACCCAGAGTAATGTAAGCTTATCTAATACACCTATTGTTAAAGGTGGTTTGTATATGCACCACGGCTCAATTTGTGGCGCAGATACTCTTACTTTAAATGATGGTGTTGTACTTATTAGTACCTCATCTTCATTAATCATACTTGGTGCAACTTCTATACGTCATGAAACTGCAGGCGCCGATGGGTATGGGTTAAAGGTTACAGTTAACTCTTGTGCTTACTTCTATGATGACTTTACTGTTGTTACTCATAATAAGCCCGCAATACTCTGCGAGCTCTCTAGTACAGTGAATATAGGTGGAACTTATATTGACCTTAACACAGTCAATAATGCTGGGGATATTGTTTCTGTCTTACTAGGTAGTATCGTACGCCTTGCTACAAATACTTTGTATACTTATACTTCAGGAGGAACTAAGTGTTTCTACTTAGGCTTATCAAGTACTCTTATTGTTGAGGCTACTACATGGGATTTCACTGATGGCTTAACTTCAACAGTAGATGTCAACGCAATGGGACAACTACTAATTCCTGCTGGTGAGCTTATCGGTATGTTCTTTGCTCCTTCCCGTAACGTGGAAGGTACTAACCTTAATAAATGGGTTACTAATTGAAATAAAAATCGCTCTTTAAGAGCGATTTTTAAAAAGAGTATATAAACGACTAAATATTATAAAAAACGTCGTAACGAAAGAATTTTAAAAATAAATCGTATATAAATCAAGCACTTATAAACGAAATATTTTTGTTTAACGTTTTTTAAAAATTTACGATTGAAGATAGCTTAGCAAGCTATTTTGGACTACATTCTTACCATTGAGCGTATCAAGAACATATTCATCGATAGTGTCTTTAAACAGTAAGTAGTGTATTGTGACGTGACTTTCCTTTTGACCTTGACGGGCTACCCGCTTAATGAACTGTAGGTAGTAGTCAAGGTTAAAATCTAAGCTATAAAACATTATATTACTGCAGTTCTGCTGAAGGTTCAGGCCATGGCTTATAGAAGCTGGGTGGCCGAACAGAAGTGGGATATCCCCCGCATTCCATCGTTTACACAATCTCATTGTGTCAGCTTCATTCTTTGCATCACAGAAAAACGAAGCATGTGGGAACACCTGCTTAAAGCGTTCTACTTCATGCTTATACATATACCCCACCAATAAATTCATACCCGCATTGTCTTCCACAAACTCTTTAAGTGCATCAAGCTTTAAGTTGTGTACAGGTACAGGTACACGGTACTCATTATATATTGCCCCACTTAGTAGTTGTCTTAATTTAGTAGAAGCTGCAGCAGCAGTCAGTGCAGTTATTACTTCCATACTCTCAAGTTGAAGTATAGCCTCTTTCTTCAAAGTGTTATACTGTTGCCTAAGCTTATCATCCAACTCAAGTGAGATAACATTATGGATCTCTTGTGGGAGTTTAATATGCTTCGCCCCATCAATTGAATATGCTAGTGTAGACAACTTCTCATGTATATGAGCAGCAGCTCCAGGCAGTATAGCCCGTTTGAAACTATAGTTTGTCCTAGGATTAAAGTATGCGTTCATGAAGTGAGTCTTTCTACTTCCAAATCTATTGCCAAGATCCAACATATAAGCTTGACTAAAGATATCTTCTAACCCATTTGATGCAGGTGTCCCCGTTAAACCCAACCTGAACTTAAACAAATGAAGAAAATGTCTCATTAACTTTACTCGGTGTGAAGACCAACTCTTCATACGGGACAACTCATCAAACACAAGCATGTCAGGTGCTCGCCACTTCTGAGCAAACAACCAAGGCAAACCTTCATAGTTGATTACATAGATGTCATGCTTTTGTTTTAGAATTTCATTCTTATGTGTTCCATGTAAAACTCCCATAGATAGACCAAAGAAGTTCTGCCACTTTTCGAGCTCATCTGGCCATGTGATTTGTGCTACACGAAGTGGGGCTACCACCAACATATTCCTAATAGCCCCACTATTCTTCAAATACTTAAAGACTTGCAATGTCACTGATGTCTTACCCAACCCAGGTTGTAAGAACAGTGCCGAGCATTGCTCACGTGCAAACCCTCTTAATACATGTAGAATGGCCTCACTCTGATACGGATGAGGTTCCCACTTAATTAGGTCATTCATTTTAGACTCTCTCTATACCGCTTAGTAGCGGCAGCTGTGTTTAACTTCCATTGCTCATACCGTTCAGGATCCGCTTTCAGCTTCTCCATCCAACGGCGATTGCATTCTCGCTTATATTCAGTCCATTCCTCCTTAGTGAAGGTCTTAACTGGTTTTTTCCATTTGTTCATCGACTTGCCTCACCCAAAAGTCAAATATCATTTTAAAGTCTGCTACACTATCTATTCTTGGTATAGCAGCAAACCCTTTATCCGCTAATGTATTGCACCACCATTCTTGCAACTCTCTGTCTACCCCCTTTGGCTTTTTAAACTCAACAAATAGAGAACGCCCTCTATAGAGGAATTGCCGGTCAGGCAATCCCCTTTTAAAAGTTAATTTAAGACCTATAGAATCATGGGTCTTAAAAGCATACTCTACACTCTTACGTTCAATGTAGGATTCAGCAGACATTAGAATTTACACGGTCCACCACCGCCTTTAGCAAAATTACAGTAGCCACATAATGCTGATGGACGCTCTCTAAATGTCGTATCAGTCATCATAGGTTTACATCTTGCATTCCAGCGTTTTAACAGTCCAGGTAACTCTGGTCTAAGATAGGTCATAACTAAGTGTGTACCTTCTTCCACATACCATAGTTCAGTGATAATCTTGTCCACAAGTGGGAACTTCATAAACCCCATAAGGGCATATAACTCAAGCTGCTCTTGATTCATGGGTCGCACTTGACCTGTTTTAAAGTCAATCATGATAAGAGTACTATCATCTGTAATGTAGTATGAGTCGAACTTACCTCGTACCCATACGTTCTTGTCCCATGGGCCACAAGGTTTCCACTCTTCAGTAAATGCCCAAGACTCTTCTGGCTTTGCGTCTTGAGCCAGCAAGTTTTCTAACATGGGAACAAACTTAGGATGGGTGCCTTTAGGAACATCAAACCCTGGGTATCTTAAGAAGTCTTCTAAACCCTTATGCACAGCAGATCCATGGTCTAAAGCAGGACTGCCTACATCTTTAAGCTTGTCTATATAAAGATATTTTGCTTTTTTAGGGCAATTGGAATAAGTGGAGAAACGGGAGTAACTCCAAGTTGTTATTGTTTCACTCATAAATAAAACTCCGGAATGGGTTCAAGCTTACCATAAGAAGGTCCATATTTAGCCTCTACAGTAAGCCTTACTTTTAAAGGTATATCACACATAGCTTCTTTTAGAAGTCTTGCTTCAGTAAGTGGAGCTTCTATGGCGATACTGTCATGAACAGACAGTAAGAATCTACCATCTCTTTTAATACTATCATAGTTAATAATAGCCTGTTTTGTAACATCAGCAGAACTACCTTGAATGAGATAATTCAAGGCTTTATAACCAAAGTCAGCCATACGTTGTAAACCTGTAGTTCTATCAATAATTAACCGGCTTTGCTCTTTGTAGTAATTCCTCCCACCAAACGTAGTGATAGGGTTACCACTATCCCACAAGTACTTCAATACCTGCTGTACTGCTTTAAGTCCAGGCACGGCCTCATACAAAGCATTCCTGCCTGACCTAGCTTCCTCAAAACTACAGTTAAGTGTCTCTGCTAACTTAGCAATGCCAGCACCATATAATATAGCAAACATAATGGTTTTAGCATCCCGTCTAGTAACAAACCTACCTAGATGACGGGTTAACACTTCTGATAAGAATTGATGTAAGTCTAAGTTTGGTTCTAAGGCATACTGCCGCATCAACATACCTGCCTCAAAGTGGGCTAATACTCTAAGCTCTTGAGCACAGTAATCAAAGTCAAGCCAATATGTGCCTAATTCAGGTAGCAGGTATTTTTTCATAGCGGGAAGTGGGGTAAACCTCTCGCTAAATACCTTGGGTGTACCCGGTATGTTGAGCACAGATGGGTTAGAGCTTAATCGACCTGTACGCGTACCCCGTATGTTATGGTCTTCTGAGTTCCGCACTTGATTCCATGTAAAGTGTAATACCCCATCTACATGGTTTCTTATCCATGAACTATAGAAAGTATCAAGATAAGTTTCAAGTGTATTGCGGTACTCTAACATTTCAAGCAGAGTAGGATTGTTAATCGCAGCAAGCAGATTACTTTTACTTGTAGAGCGGTTACCTTTTGCAGTTAATACCCAATTAGCATTAACATTAGGTGATTTGTCTATAGCATTAGCAAGTTCAACACTACTACTGATGTTGAATTCTCCAACATCAACGAGATCTTTGATTGCATTATCAACTATGTTCTGTTGTTTGCTAAACCCAGTGAAGTCATTAAGCAACCCATCCACATCAAGAGCTACACCTTGTAGAGTATTCTCTACTAAAATGGGGATAAGAGCACACTCACGGTCATACGCTTGGCCTTTATACCTGTTATACAGACGGTCATATAGTGCAAGTGTTTTCTTAACGTCATCTATACAATATCTAGAAACCAGTGCGGTTGGTGCAAGGCTGATAAAGGAACCTGCATTATTCTTCGTTGCAGTGGGGATATTGGCTAGGATCCACTCATACAACTCATCACGCTCTTCAGGCAGAAGACCTAATAGTTTCTCTGCATTAGGTTTTAATGATAAGTTATCCGAGTGGGGGTTGTTTAAGAACAGTAGCATTAGGGTGTCATGTACTCTACTTGGATATGGTGTATTCCACCAATGCCTAGCTACACTAATATCA